AGTGGAGTATAAAAATCCTAGACGCTACTCGCTTTATACACCTATTTAGATATGTGTGCAAGAGGGTTTACGTGCCGCCATCATCTTTGCTCTCCATACTGGATCGGCCCACAAAGCCTTAGCCGCAGCTTTCTTAGCCGCCTTTACTTCGTCCCTATTAGCTATCTCTTTGTTATTAGCCGTCTGCATTGCAGCATACTCCGGGTTAGCCCATTGCGCTTTAGCTTGCATACTCGTTTTAGCCTTAGAAGCTGTGGTATTACGCGCCGCCTTAATGTTAGCAGTCATAACAGCACCCTTAGCAGCCCATACTTTCTTAGAGTTAATGGACTTGATTGCTAGTGCCTCTGGTGTACTCTGCGCTGCCTTCTGAGCCGCAACTACCTTTACACGGTATTCTGGATCTTGCCAGTGTTCTTCTGAAAATCTCCCTGTGACTTCGTTTTCTTCCTTAGTTCGTATATACCCCGAGGCCCCTTCACCCCCTGCGGTCCTGTTAAATAACGTACCTGTTTTTAAATCCCGCCTACCGTATAGCTCTATTAGCTGCACTTCCTTTGCAAATGCCTCCTGCTCATCGTCAGTCTCGAATAGTCGTTCTATTATCGCAACAAACCCGCGTAGTTTTAAGTGGGATATAAAATCCTGTAGGGGCTTATTGTGTGACCCTCTTGACCAATGGGATAAGTCTCTATCCCCCGTGCCTTTACCAATATATACCGGCTGGTCTTTTCTTAACGGTCTTGGGTCTTTATATACGTATACATAGAACATATTGAACCTCCTTTAACATTTGAGGGCTCATTATATGTACATGGACGGCGAGTGTCAAGTATCTTTCGTAACGCTTTACGAATTTACGAGCCTTGTTATAAATATAGCGCCCATAAAAAACCCCACGTCTTAGGTGGGGTTAGTGTTGCTAAGTGCTTGTTTCTACTACGCTCCTGGACTGCCCCAGATACCAAGGGGATCAGAAACTCCAAACGAGTACCGTTCGCGGCTCTTGTATCTTACGTTGCCCGTATCAAAGTCACCATCCATCGAAGTAGCCAGAGGTGTACGAACAAAATGCTTCAAGCCGTTAGGCACGTCAGTCAACAAGAAGTAACCATTGGTGTCGGTCAAGAAGTGGTTTACACAGTAACCTTCAGGAATAACGCCCATGTTCTTCAATGCATTGATGTCGTTGTCAGCTGTGCCAACACGCAGTTCGGTCTTCAACAAACGCTCTGCAACGAATTGCAGTGAAGGTGGAACGACCAGCTTGCGAGGTTTAGCAGCGATCAGCAGGTTACGCTCATCTTTCCATGCAGCGATTTGAATTACAGCGGCCTCAAGGGTCGTTTCGTTCAGATCAGCAGGGGTTGATTGCGTATTGCTGTTCGTGCTGCCACTAACCAATGGGTGAGCAGTAGAAAACAGAACCTGACCATCGCCGTAGGTAGGGTTGCCCGAACCTGTGAAACCGGTGTTCAGAATATCTGCTGCTTTAACTTGCTTGGTGTAGCTCATTGCACGAGCCAAAGCCTTGGTGTAGCGTGAAGACAGTGCATCATACAGATTGTCCTCAACAGCTTCTTCAGTAATAGAGAAGCCCAAAGCAATGGTTTGATGGTTAAAGCGAGCGGTCCATGCTTCTTGCCCATTGTCGTAGGCGATTGCATTACCTTCACTCTTTACCGGTGCGGCGCTGAAACCTGACAGCTTGGTTTCTTCTTCAAACGAACGCTCAGAGGTCTCAGTTTCGTAGAGCTCTTTGTGTTCTTCGCCGTAACGCTTGTACTCCAGACCAAACAAGGCATTCAGCCCCGGGAGTAGTTCTTTAAGTAGCTGTGCACGTGATATTGCCATGATTAAACTCCTTTAACTGTGTTATACGAATGCCAACCGGGGTTTACTTTTACAAACACATCGGTAAATGCATCGCCAACAGCTGAAAAACCCTTCATATCAGGGAAGCCAATAATACGGAAACCGGCTGTAGTTTGGATAGCGGCACTACCAGCGACAATAGATGCTGTCGAATTGCCTGTGAGTGTGCTACCTGTAAGTACTGCGCTCGTTGTAAAGAAGGTGTTTGCACCTAAAGCAGCAATAGTTACGGAACCAGCAGATTGTACTTGGAACACAACTTCAGGATCGTCGATGACGTAAGCTACGCCATTTAGTGAACCGGAAGGATAGTATTGACCAAATATAGTCTGACTCTGCGAGTTTGTGTATGAGGCACCTACAAAAACGCCGATCGTACCCGTGTTATCGGTAGAACCAACAGGCCACGAATTAGTGGTTGCGTCAGCACCGGTAGCAGATACAAGCTCCAAATAGCCAGTGCTTTTAATGTACACTAAACTACCAGTGAAAACATTAGCGGCATAGCCAGCAGGGTCAAATTGCAAGGAACGAGTGCTACCAGCATACGGTAGTCCTCCGATCCGATTTACGGGTTTAAGACCGTAGGGGGATGCGACTGAAGCCATAATAAATCTCCTTATATTTCGTTATTTAGATCCTGACCCAAATGTAACCTTGCTGCGTTTATCCGCAAACAAAGGCATACGCGAGTCACTTTCTCTCATAAAGTTGTTATCCACAGAATCCATCTGGGATCTAGTAGCATTGGAAAAATAATCAGTCCGTTGCTTAATAAACTCCTCAGGTATCTTGCAGAGAATCAACCCACCAATTTCAATGTTTCCACGAAAACGTGCGTCTTGACTCTTATGAAGTTTAAGCCTAGGTTGCTCACTAGAATCAACCGGTTCCCATCCCTCACGTTGTTTCGCTGACATATTCATCGGGTCTGCAGCACCAAGAGTACTGATGCGAACCCAGCGGTATGCCCATCCCGGTAACTTATCCGGTTCTGGTAGTAACTCAGCTGGTGCCCAAGATGTTGGTCTTTGATCGTTTTCACGTGATGCGCGATTTACAGTCGTTGTCATGATTAAGCTCCTAATTTCATAAGTTCATGCGCGTATTGCGCATTGGTCAAGCCTAGCCGTTTAGCCAAGGCCACTTGTGATGCAGTTAAGCTAACCCGCTTCGACGCAGTGCTCCTTGCTGCAGAGGCTACCACACTTCCACTTCTAGCACGGTTGGGGGTTGCTGTTGCTCTCTCCACCGGATCTGACTCGCTCGGGAAACTTCCCGGAAAAACCTCTCGCATACGAGCATTAACTTTCTCGTAGTACTTATTAGTTCTAGGGTCGATACCTGCCTCTACTAGCTCAGTGTGCAGCCCTAGCGCAAATCCCGTCATTGCCTTATCGGTACCAAACCACTCATTTTCTTCTTGCCAGTCGAGTGCTTTAGTATCAGGTGTTGGAACTTGCTGCTCTTGAGGTTGATTATATACAGTATCTTCTGCAAATTGTAAAGGTCGCAGTGCACTGGATTGATCCTTTTTAAGCGTAGCCTTAGATATAGCCTCTTGTGCATCAGCAATCTTATCTGAGTCACCAGAGTCATAGGCATCCTTAAACCCGCGTTTAGCCGCTTCCATCTGCTGATCTGCTGCTTCTCGTGAGGTATTAACTAGGACTTCACTACCCTCACTTAACTGCTTCTGCAGCTTCTTTGTAGTCTCAAACTGATGTTGAGCAAACTTAACTGCTTCTTCTCGCTCCCGTAAGGCAGCTTCTTTAGCCCTACGCTCATCGTTGTAACCTTTGGTTAGCTTCTTGATACGCTTCTGAACACTACCAGAATACTTATCTAGCTCCTCATCCTCATCATCCCCTTCTTCTGCATCGCTAGCCTCTTCTTTAGCTACAGGCCGGCCTTTATCTGCTTCAGGGGTGTCATCAATAATATCTATCTCGATGTCAGGGTTTTCTTCTGCTGTTACTGATACTCCTTCTTCCTTATCCATGTCTAATCTCCTTATACGCGAGAATAACCACGTGGATCATCCACGGTAGCCATCACGTTATCGTCTGCAATGAGTCGGAATTCCCGACCATGTATTTTCACCCGGGTACCAGCATAAGGCCGTACCAAGACAAAATCCCCTTCCTTACACCAAGCACCTGTAGGAAACCGTGTTTCATCCTTATATGCTAGGTCGCCCATCCGTACTACAAACAACACCATCGTGGTAAATTCTTCACTCTGGCGAGTAGTATCAGCCTTTATAATGCCACCCTCATACTCCTTATCTACTTCAGGAATAGCGCATAAGATGTTGAATCCACTAGGAGTTGGAAGTTGTGAAGCTTTTTCTGCGTCGGTTGTATCTTGTGTAAATGCTAGATTAGGGTTAGTTGCATCAACCCCGATAAGAATATCAGACATATAAAACTCCTTTCTGTGCGCAGTCGTAAGACTGTATTTTTACTTCGTTTGTACTTCGCTCTTGTTATTACAAGGAGGGGGTCATCTACTCATCTGTATCCTCCCCGCGCTCTATCATATTTAGCATGTGCTTTATCTTCTCATTCGCAAGGTTTAACCCATGAATTACCCCACACAACCTCCGGTACTCCTCCATATTAGGGGGTTTACCAGAGGCGACGCTTTCTACATACGCACGGATGTCCGCGTTATTTTCTTCTATCAGATGCCTAAGCAGCTTTACACTGTCCATCTTTTATGCCCCTTTACCCGGTAACTTGGGGTTCATCCCAGCTTTGTGTGCCGAAGATATTTGATGTCCTAACTGCATGCCTTTAACTTGAGCATCCAGATGGGCCTTAGCTTCCCCTAACTCTTGTTTATCAGCTGCGGCTACTGCATCTGTTTGCATTTTTGTTTCTCTGTGCTTGATCTCAGAGCCTAGCTTGACCCCAGCCAACTGCATATCAAACTCAAGGCGCTTCTCTTCCAGATCTTGCTTATCAGCCAAGGCAACAGCATCCATCTGTATCTTCTTTTCCTTGAGCTGGATCTCTTGTTGCTTCATCTGTAGCTCTTGTTGCTGCATCTGTACGATAGGATCTTGTTGCTGTTGCTGTGCCTGCTGTTGCTGGGCTTGACTCTGGTTAGACTGCAGTAACTGCTGCGCTGCATCTGCTGTGAGCCTAGAGATCTGTACTTCTATCTCTGGTGGTAGCGTAACAGCTTCACCTGCCTTATCTTTAGTAGCCGGTAGTGACACACCTAGATGCTGTTCGATCTGGGTACGGTAAGCCATAGCAATATGCTCACTTAGATGGGCATACCCAGCAGCTTGTTTAGCCTGTGCCGCAGGATCTTGGCCTATTAGCTGTGCCATCTTAGGATCTTGTGCAAAGGCCATGTGAACCTTGATATGCGCTTCATGGTCTTGATACTGGAAGGCTTTAACCGGCTTACCTGTAATTAATGCCATGTTTTCTGATACAGGGTCCATCGGTTTATAGTCATCGTCCATCGGTACTAACTTATCAGCGTTCTTTATCCCCAACACCTCAATCATCTGACGATGTAGTAATGGGAGGTTGTACAACTGAGGAGCCTGTTGAGCTAACTGCATAGCTGCTTGGTACTGAACAACCTTCTGGCTCATGGTTGCTGCATTAGGATCAGATACAGGGATCACATCACACATATCGTAATCAGCTTGCTTGATCTGAGCCCCACCATCTACATCATATTCATATTCCTCAGGTGTGTAGTCGCGGATCACACCTGCTAGCAGCTTAAACTCTTGCTTCATAGCGAAGTGGAGCCTAGCCTGTACTGCAGACATAACCTTTAATGTCCTTTCTAATATGGCTAATGTTGTTCCAACCGGTGTATTGGCTGACATGTCTGAGATCTGCATATCCCCAGCCGATGCGAACCTACGTCCTTCTTCCACGATGTTCTGCATAAGCAGGTACAGGGTCTGGCTTGGCTCTTTATATGGCAGAGGCATGATATTGTCGCGGATCACACCTGATGACACATCCACATCACGGAACTCACCGGGGGCAATAGGGGTATCATCGCCTTTAATGCGTAGTCCCTTGGTCTTGTACCCACCCGGGAGGTTAGATAGCGTACCTGCATCTACTAACTGACGCAGTATGGAGGTTGCACTTTGGGCAAAGCCACCTACGAGATGGATCAGACCAAAACCGTAGAAGCCAAACCCCGGAACGTACGTATAATGTACAAAATGCTGCCTTTTGAGTCTCAAAGTATCATCTTCGTACCAATTCCTGCGAATTCCAAGGATTTGGCTGGTACCTTTTTCGATTGTTACGACGTATGGCAGGGCAATCTCATCTTTGTCCTCGTAACCCTTAAGATTCAGGTCAACATGCATTTCAAGCACCCGAAAACGGTCATCTGAGGTAGCAGTAAAACCCTGTTCTTCTGCCTTTTGCTTGTCAATATCGTCTAGTGTAGTGGTCGGTTCACCTAAATCTATGTCTAAGTAGAACCCAGAAGCCTGTAATTTGCGTATATCGTTAGCTGTTTTGCGCATTATATGTGTCACACATTCAGCTGTTTCTAGGCTAGATGACCCATAAGGCACCACCATATCCTCTGCTGGCACAAACATTGACACTTGACGGCCTAATGATGGGTCGTAGTAGACCTTTTTGAATGCTGAACCCGCTAGTGGTAGGGCCCAAAGCATCTTTTCATGTTCTGGACGGTACTCAACCATGCGCTCAGTAAGCTGAAAGTTCATATCATCACGAACTCGGGCAGCAGCAGCCTGCGTAACCGGCGTTTCTTTACCGATTATCGTGGTTTTTACCGGTCCAGCGGCAGGAAAAGTCTCCATAATAGACTCTGCTTGGAACTTGACTACTGCTTCTGCCAATATGGGATGGAACGCACCGCAAGCACCACTCCAAGGCTCTGACCGTTCCTCGTATTTGAGGCCCAGCAGTTTTAGTCCTTTGACGTATGTGTCAACCCAGTCTTTACGTGCGTTCCAATCTTCGTTGAACTGATCTACCAGCGTAGTCCCTAGTGAGGACAGTACACCATCTTCCATCTCTTCTGCCAAGTTAGCATCAAAGTCTCCGGGGGTAGATTCATCAACATTAGCATCCTCTTCTTCACCTATTACTATTACAAGCTCTGCATCTGGGCTTTCTTCATCTAAACCGACAG